CTAGCTTTTGTAAAACCAAAGACAACGAAGCAAACTGAAATGCTGACTTGATCCCAATCTTCCCGTCATAGGTTGGAACGGCCAGCATTAGTTTCATTTAAATTTCAACCCAAGCCAATTGTTCTTGATTCCAATAATAGCGTTTACCATCATTAGGCTTTGGCGTGTTTGCCATAGCTATTTCAGACTGCGTTGCATCACGAACAGCCCAGACCATGTGCCATACACCATTCTCTTGTACTGGTGCAGTCTCACCGCATCGTTGCGTTGCTCTGTCGTACTCAGGAGGGTCACGCCACTCAACATGAGCATAGTCTGCCATGCCAGCAGGGTCAATTTCAATGTCACCAATGTGTCTTGGATAAGCAAGAGTGGATAGTTTGATGTATGCGCTCATATTGGAGTTACTGTTGATGTTAAGTTAAATGCTTGCTCGGTTAAAGATACTGATGCGTCTGTAAATGATGAAGTTGCGTCTGTCAATGATGAAGCCGCATCTGTTAATGATGAAACTGAGTCAGTTAAACTTGTAGCCGCATAAGTATATGAATTTGAGCCGACTGTATACGTCCCTGTTGGCGTACCATCATCAGGAAGTTTTGCAATAAGAGTATTTTCTTGCCCAGCAGAATTAAAAGTTCTTCCGATTACATAAACTTTGTTAGAACTACTTACTGTAATTCCATAGCCTTGATTGCCATAAGCATCACCAAGGCTTCTTTGCCATTGAATAGTCCCAGAAGTGTCGTATTTTGCAATTAGATAATTATTATTTCCACCAATGCTCATTGTTCCAGCAACATAAACATTTCCAGAACTGTCTGCACTAATTGCATTAAATGCGGTAGAACTAGCGGCGGCAAGTCTTCTTTGCCATTGAATAGTCCCAGAAGAATTGTATTTTGCAATCTGGCAACCTACAACACCGCTAATAGTTGAAGTCCCACCAACATAAACATTGCCAGAACCATCTGTTGCAACTCCATACCCTAATTGAGAACCAGAGTCACCTAGTCTGCGTTGCCATTGGATAGTGCCTGAAGAATTATATTTTGCTAATTGAAAATCTAAAGAGCCACTAGCACCAGATATTCCAAATACATAAACATTAGCAGAACTATCTACGGCTATTGATGTTACATATTCACTAGCACCACCACCAAGGCTTCTTTGCCATTGGATTGTTCCAGAAGAATTATATTTTGCTATTATAAAATCTTCATTACCACTATTAGATTCTGTACATACATAGACATTGCTGGAACTATCTACAGCAACTCCCCTTGCAAAATCTTGACCACTACTACTAAGTGTTCTTTGCCATTGAATAGCACCAGAAGAATTATATTTTGCTACCAGACTTTGATGGTCACTGCCGCCAAATGTACTGCCAGCAAGATAAACATTGCTAGAACTGTCTATAGCTATTGCATTGCCTTGTTCAGAAAAACTACCGCCAAGTCTACGTTGCCATTGAATAGCACCAGAACTGTCATACTTTGCTGTGAAAGCAACACTGTTGCCTGTAATGTTTGAAGACCCTTCAGCATAAACATTATCAGAACTGTCTACAGCTACGCCCCTACCAAATGTAGCTAAACTTCCAGTGCTATTAAGTACACCTAGCCAACCCACTGGAATAAAATCAGAAGTGCCATAAAAGTTCTGCACACTGATCTGACCACTAGTAGGCACAGCACCGTACGTGCCCGTCGTGCCCGCAGGAACGTAAGTACCACCAGCGTAGTATTCATTTAACCCAATAGGGTTAGAACCACCAAACTCGGTTTGGATGTCTGTGAATGTCAGTGGGCCAGATGTTGGTAGCGTCATTTACACACCTTTCAATGCTTTAACTTCTGCACGCAGTTCGTTGATAGCTTCGATCAGCAAGGGGACAAGGCGCTCGTACTGAACTGTTTTGTAGTTCTCGCCTGACTTGCTGTTGCCGTCTTGATCCAAGTCAAATGGTGCGGCTTTGACAATCTGCGGCAACACTGCTTCAACGTCTTGAGCCAACACACCAACTTGAACTTCATCGCTGTCGTAACCAAATGACTTGGCTACTGAGTTGTTTGTGTAGTACACACCAGACAACTGTGCTACTTTATCCAAAGCATTTTCAATCTTGCCACTGACAGTTTTGAGTCGTGCGTCAGAGTAGTACGCAGTGATGTTGCCCGTTGCGTAAATTGCACCAGCCCCGGGGTCTGCTGTTGTGCCTACTGAAAAACCACCTGCGGAAGAAAGCCTCATTCTCTCTGTAATGTCACCAATGTTTGATGTTGTAGTTGGGTGTGTGTAAAACCGAATCTGAGTGCCCCAGTCACCAGAAGAATTTCTGGAAAAACCAACTCCAGAACCAATACCGGGTGTGCCATCAAACCAACCAAAAATACCTGTTGTAGAATCTGTGCCGCCATTAGCCCCGACATACATATTTACACTTGCAGGGCCAACATTTGCACCAGTTGTAGGTGTTGTACTTCCAGTTACTTGAATAGCAACTTTTCCAAATGTACTTGGACTTGTAGTCCCCACACCCAAATTCCCACTTGCATCCAGAGTCATCGCCTGAGTAAAGGAGATAGCGTTCCCTGCTGTGCCTGATGGGGCTGTGTACCAAGCATGAAGACCATTGCTTACACCCTGAACTGCATAGTACCCTGCACCTGATGAATTTTTATATTTCCACGAACCATCGTTATAGGCATTGCTAACAACATAAGTCTGATTGTTTCCATTGTAACCAACAAACGCAGAACCATCTCCGCTTTGTAAAGCTATATGGTTTACACTCCAAGGGCTTATTGAGTTGAGTACAGACAAGCCTAGATTGCCTGAGCCATTAAGACGCATTTTTTCCGATGGCTGAGTATTAGCCGCAGACGCAGTTGCAAATTGGACAGAACTACCAGCACTATCCCCATCAATGTTTATAAAAGCCGCAGATTGGCTTGCGTTAAATATTGTGCCTGTAGATGGTGAACGATTTATAGAAATCTGTGTAAGGTTTGAAGTGCCTGTAAAGTACGCTGGAGTAGTCGCATTTACAACAATGTTAGCCCCATCAAATTTAAAAACACCGCCAGTAGCCAATGCACTAGAACTAGATGCGTACACCACACCGCCTGATGTGAATGATGTTAAGCCTGTGCCACCGTTCGTGGTTGCCAATGTGCCAGCAAGAGTGACTGCGCCTGTTGTGGCAGTTGAAGGTGTGAAGCCTGTTGTGCCAGCAGTGAAAGAAGAAACCGCAGAAGTTCCAGATACCTTCACATAGTCCGTGCCGTTGTAATACACAAACGCTGACTCGCCTACAGCGATGGACACACCGGTCTGGCCTGATGCCTTAAACGTTACGATACCGCCAGTGGCCGCATTGACCACTGTGTATGTCTTACTGTAGCTTGGAGCCGTGACTACTTTGGCTGTGGTCAGCGTACCCGTAACCCGCACGATGGCAAACTGGGCTGTAACTGTGCCCGCGCCCGTAAGACTGGATGTGATGTTAGAAGCTGTTGCATCGCCAGTTGTGTTGGCCAGAGTGACCGCGCCGTCATTTGTCAGCGTCAGTGTGGCTGCAATAGCGATGTTGGTGTACTGCGTAATACCGTTGTTAACAGTATCGCCCCATGTGCCGGAAAGCTCACCTTGTACTGGTAAAGCTAAGCCTAGTTGTCCTGTTGCGCCTGTAGTCATTTGTTGACTCCTAAGTAGAAATTACCGTCCAGCCCGAAGACTGCGCGTTGTTTATATTTTGCCAGTTTGCGTTCTCGCTGTCATCAATTAACGACCAATAAAAAACACCAAAACTGCCAACATTACCCATTGCCTGATTACCTGTGATGGCAACCAACCTCGCGCCAATTGACATCGTGCCAACCGCGCCTGCCGCAGACACGCCTGTGAGAGCTAATGCCTTAACGGGAACCTCGTCTCCGATAAGCCCTGAAGCGCTGACACCTGTCAACGCAACTGTAATACTGCCAACCGAAACATTACCAACAGAACCTGTGGCTTGAACACTGCCAGCCTGCCATTGGAACAACACTGTACCGACTGCGCCAGAAGCGGTAACTCCTGTAAGCGCCACAGTTTTACTTGTTCCTACGCTACCAACAACACCGTTGGCCTGCGTCCCAGTAACTTCAGCCGCGTAAGAAAACCCAACATCCCCAACTGCGCCAGTAGCGGATACACCTGTGAGTGCGACTGTCCTCGTAGGAGTGACTGTACCAACCGAGCCTGTTGCAATAACACCATCTTCTTGCTCAGCAGAAGATACAACTACAGACCCAACAGCGCCTGTCGCCCCAACCCCTGAAATTCCAGACTCCCGCCCGGGGATTGAAATCTCTCCCGGCAACCCCGTGGCTGATACCCCAGTAAGCGCAAGCTGTCTTTCCGCAACAGCAACTGACCCAACCGCCCCTGTAGCCGCTACCCCCGTAATAGCTACCTCATAAACAACTACAACACCGACCGTACCAACAGCACCAGACGCGGCAACGCCAGAGAGTTCAGATTGTTGACCTCCCCAACTATTGTCGCCCCACGCCCCTACGCCCCATGCGGTTGTCATGTCCTGCCCTCCTGTTTAGGAGGATCAGGTTGTAGCTAAACGCAGCAACGCAGTAGATGTTGTGTTTGATGGCATTGTCAGAGTGAACGTACCAGCAGTCACAGTCTGTGAACCAAAGGTATGAACGCTAACAGCCTTGTTAGAAGATGTTGAGTTGTAAATCAACACAGCATCAAAAGCCGTAGACAAAGTCACGTTTGTATAAGTGATACTTGCTGAAGGTGTCCAATACGCAACGCCTGCTGTAGCCGATGTGTTAGTCGACAAAGGAGACGTGCCGTTTGTAACAGCCACACCGCCAGCGGTGTAGTTTGTACCTGTAACTTCACCGGTAGATGAGTACGCTGTCGTTGAAGCGTTCACTGTGGCGGAAGCCAAATACAAGGCGGCTTTAAAGCTATTGCCTGTACCGGTTGTGAAGTTGTGCGTAGCCGTCATGAGTTCTTGCATGAACGACGTGCACATTGCTTGGGTATTTGCCATGATTTTTCCTTACGCAAAAGAAGCTGTGGAGCCGGAAAGACCCACGTATTTTTTTAACTGAACATGTACCGATCTGTGTACAAGTTCCCCATCCAACCAATACTCCACCCATGTGGTGCATTCGTTGTCATTATCGACGTTGCCTTCACGCTTTTCAAGCAATGAATCGTCCATGTCGCCTTTGGTTGTCGTAACAATCAATTTGAACTCCTAATCAATGAAGTGGTTGGGCCGTTTGTTGGCATCGTAATGGTGAACGTGGTTGTAGAAGTTTTATCAGACCCAAAGTCCAATACTGCAACTGATTTATTACCCTGCGTAACGTTGTAAATCAAAGCACATCTAGCCGTGATTGCACCTGTCCAAGAGATATTTGGAAAGCCAACATAGGCTGTGTATCCAGAAGACGCCACCGTGATGGGTGTTAGTTGTGCCCCGCCAGCAACGTAAGTACCTGTATTAGCTATTTCGTTAGTCGTGCTGTACACAGTTGTGTCTTCGTTCAGATTAGCGGAAGCCGTGTACAAGGCAATTTTAATAACGTCAGTTGTCAAATCGTGTATGCCTTGGTACAACTGCGCTTTAAAGCTGGTGGTTTGCGTTTGAACAATAGCCATATCAAGTTACCTTCTGACGGAACTGACCAGAACGGTAAGCGTCTTGACGCTCCATACCATCACCCAAACGTTTTGCAAGTGCCATAGCTTCCACGTACTTTTGGTTGTAAAGTTGCATCATGTCAGTCTCACCCTTCATGTAGGTGTAAGCCTCGACCAGCGAACCATACAAAAGCACAGAGTCAAAGTTGTCACCAAGCCATGTACGGCCATCCGCTGCCACTGTGATGGATTCTGGGTAGTAGTAATAATGCAACTCAACTGTGTAGTTAGCATCTGGCTTGGGGCCGACGATAAATGTTAACTCATCCGTAATTGTGCTACCACTGACTGTTGGGCCAAACAAAGCATAGTATCTTGGCAAACCCACATCGCTGGCGCTAGGGTATGCCTGCCGGATAAAGTTGACGTCTTTGTTCAGCAAGTACTCGTAGTTGCCAGTAGCGTCAATGACCGCCAACGAATACACAGCCAAGAAATCATCAGGGGCGGATAAGTATGTACTCGTGGTAGATACCACACCCGTCACGTTTTTTCGAATAGAAGGGAACTGTACATTGTTGTAAATACGCTGCTCAGCCTGCTGAACGAACACAGGGATATTAGCCACGAAATCTGCTTCCGTGTTTTCCGTGTACGCTTGGATCGCGTTGCTGAGTGCGGTGTAATTCATGCCATTGGGCCTCTGCTCATAACACCTTTGGTAGCGCATCCAGTGCCGCGCATCTTGATGCCGGATGTTTTAGTAGGCTCGTTACCAGCGGATTTGCTGATGTTGCCAACGCTCACATCAAAGTTGTCAAGCTTGCTGCGGTTAGGGCCAGAACCGGGGTTCTCGGATATGCCTACAGATTCACCACTCATTGTGTGTGGCTTGGCGTATGCAGAAGCAGGTAGATTGTTAATTTTGGCCATGATATTAACCCGTAGTTTGGTTTTTAGCGCGAGCCAAGTTACGCCCATACTGCATGGCTTGATCGGTTGTTACGCCGCCTTTAGCTAGCTTTAAGGATGTGCCTTTACCGCCTTTGTGTTCTTGCTTGTCGTGCTGCTTGAACGCTTTTTTAATCAGAGCAACGTCTTGCTTCTTGTCTGATTTCATGTTTTCTTTAGCCATATTAAGCTCCTATGTAACTGTTACTGTAACTGTACCAACAAACGTCGTTGCCACCAAGTAGTTGGGCGTTAAAAATGTATCAAAACTACTAGCCCCACCCACAGGGTTCCAACCCCACTGAAGATCTCGAGAACCGCCAGTCAAACTGCCACTAGCGTTTACGCCTGCCGTAACGTATGTTGTGTCCTTGCGCGGATTACGCACTGCCTGCGGATCATCCACTGGATACATACCCAACTGCAACTGCGGCTGGTCAGGATCCCAACACTGATTACACACAAGCAAATTGTAAAGCTTTGTCTTGATAACTTCTTTTTTCAAAGCCGTCAATTTAAACTGCTGGCCACAGCGATCGCACATGGCGATACTGTTCTTACCAGAAGCAAACCGATTGCCCATTTACGTACCGCTACCAATAAACATTTGCCTCGGAACAAAACGCACCGAAGCTTTCTCACGATCTTCATCAGCGGCCAATTGCCAAGCTTCATCGTACTGTTGTTTCAAGACAGGCAGGCGCTCAGCGCCACCTTCAATCTTAAGCGCCAAGTAGTAGGCCAAACCTGCCACCATACAGGGCAGGAAGCGGAAAGGCACATCCATCGTGCGTACACCACCGCCAGCATCATCAATACGGCGCATGCGCCAGTAAACAAACTGATACGTTGTACTGTTGTCTGGTGTTGGCCAAACGGTTATAGAGGGTAAATTCTGCGTGTACACAGACACGCCAGTTAAATGAGATGTGGCGGTTGTGCCGTTCTGCCCACGGAAGCAGTTGTTAAGCACGTTGCCAGAGATATAGCCGTACTGGATAGTCTCGTTTTCAATCAACAAGAAGCCCGTGGCTGGAAGTCCTGCAGTGGAAGTCAGCGTAATTGTTGTGGCCGTGGCTGTGATCCCGCCGTTAAGCGTAGTCCCTATGGACGATGTCTGGCCATCCAAACGCTGATACCACACCTGAATTGGTCGGGCCTGTTGCAGTTTGTTGGGGATCGTGGCGTAAGTAGAAACACTGATACGCGTAATTGTCAGGTCAGCCTGCGTGGATGCGCTACCCGCGCCCGTGCGAATAACATGCTCAAGTAGATCCACTGTATCTACGGGCAGTGCGTAGTTGTTTAGACCCGGAGTCAGGTTAATTGTCCCCTGCTCAAACGTCCACATGTTGACGCCACGGTTTGCCCAATCAGCAAACATCAAATTCAACGATCGACGGGCTGTACGTAAATCGTAGCCCGTGCGCAACTCCGAACCGGCGCGTTCAAACGCTTCCTCAACCAATTCATTAAGGTCAAGGTTAAACGCTGCGGTTCCTGAAGTAGTCATTTAAAGCTCTTAAGAGTTTTAGCCAAACGTGCACGCTGCCCCATTTTACCGGGTTGTTTTGCAGCGGCGTTTAGCTTCTTTGCAGGAATCTTTTCACCAGCTTTTACACCCAAAGACGCACGCAGTGCACCGGGCTTTTTGATAGCGTTTTGAATCCACTTTTCAGCCATTATCTAAACCCCGCTGTTTTCTTTGCAATGCTTTTAGGTTGCGCTACGAATTGTTTTCCGGCTTTTTTGCCAGCACGTTTCGCACGCGTTGTCGCAGCGTACTCAGCAGGGCTGAGACTTTTAATCGCAGCACTAGGAAGGTATCGCTCACCCGTGTCAGAAGATTTTTTACCACTTTTGGTTCTCCATTTCTGGTCGCCCCAATCCTTCAATGATTTTTGGGGCGCTTTCAATCTCGGTAACCCCCGCCTGCCGCCTTGTACTTCTTGGCAACAAGCTGAGCTTTACGCGCTGACCATTGACCTGCGCCAGTGCCCTGCGTTGCTGCGGCTTTTACTTGAGACACAATCTTCTTGCGAAGACTAGGCTTTGTGTAATTTCCAGCAGCGTTCACTTTACCGCCTTCTTTGGCTTTGGTCACAGGCGCCATACCAACAGGTTCTCCGGTTTCAGAAAACTTCATGTATTTTGCCTTGACCTTCCCACCCTCTTTGTACTGGGTAAAGTCAGTGTCATCCCGCCGGGCTTTCTTGACGCCCTTGGGCATTTTAGAGGGGGAGATGTCCCCCATACCGCGGCTGGCCATCATGACATTAGCAGGCTTTGCCGCCCATTTTCATCTTCTTCATGCCGCCAGCTTTCATGGCAATCATGGTGCCTTTGGTCTTGCCTTTTTCAGCAATACCATCACGGCTAGGGGCGGCTGTTTTAACTTTGCCCATCGCCATACCGCCACCAGCCATTTTGCCAGTGCCTTTTTTCTTAGCCATCATTGCCATGAAGCCAGCATTCATCTTGGAAGCCATAGTATCACCACCTTCTTTAAAAAAAGTCATTTTACCGTGCTCGGTTTTAGACTTATTCACCTTCTGAACATCTGGACGGGTTGTCCCGCCAGAACCAAACTTCTTACCTTTATCAGCGTCAGTAAAATCTTTCCCAACGCTTTGCGGGATTCCTACCTTCTTGGCAAACGCGGGGTTACTCGCAATTGCTGCCATGAAGTTGTGCTGCTTCTTACTTGTCGACGGCATTATTTGCCCCCTGCGTACCAGTTAACAAGCTGAACCAAACCAGCGCCTACAACACTACTAGCACCACCAACAAGCATTAAAACTTTCCAGCCACCACGAGCCTCGGACAAAGTTTTGTCAATAGCCGTCAACGTTGCCTGAATGGCTTTCATGTTTTCCAACATCCTGTCCATGTCATCTTGCAAATGCTTGATGTCAGACGCATGCGTAGCTAACTCACGGGCGGTTTGAATAGCATCTTCGCTCATACCATCCGCCCTTTTGTCTTGCCTTTTGTAGCGCAGCCGTCAGCCGCAGTTACATAGCCCCCATCCTTACAGTTCCACGCCCTCAAAGACTTATTGATCCGTGAATCCGGATCGTTGGCTGTCTTGGCAGAGGTTAGCTTTTTCTTCATGCCTTCCATACGGGCGCAGAAAGAGTCGCGGCGTTTGCCGCCCTCGGGTTGAGGACGCTTCAGCCCCGGCTTGCCGGGATTGGCTGCATTGTAAGAAGCCCGTCCTTTGGCGTTCAAGCCACCTTTCTCGGACTTCCCCTCTTTGCGTTGCCATGCTGGGCTCTTAGCCATAGAACACCGTGATCCCGGTTACTGTGCCCGTACTTGTCGTTAAATACAAACCTGTAGAAGCCAAAACACCTTCGCCGGGAACTTGAACGTAAAAAGTATTTGGATTACTGTTGCTAGCTAAGTCCATTGTGTAGAGAACGGCGGCTGTGGCGCTACCGTCTCGGATTTCAAATGTTACCGCCGTGCTTATTTTTGGGGATACAACAATACCCTTTAGTCGTGTTCGACCTACATAGTA